AAAGATTGGATGTCAGTTACATTATCGTCTACATCGTCAATATTTAAAATGGATGCCAAAGTAATATCAGCATTGTTAAATCCTAGTTTTCCATTGCCGGGATCACCTGATGTTAATGTTGTAAATGTGTAATCAAAAGTGGCACCACCAAAGTTACCATCATTGCCTTGGAAACCTTGTGCTCCCTGTGCACCTTGTCTTCCTTGTGGACCTTGGACTCCCTGTGCACCTTGAACACCTTGAAAACCTTGAGCGCCTTGAGCACCCTGAGCACCTTGTACTCCTTGGAATCCTTGAGCACCCTGGAAACCTTGATATCCTTGTTCGCCCTGGAAACCTTGTGCTCCCTGAGCACCTTGTCTTCCTTGGACACCTTGAGCACCTTGTACGCCTTGATTGCCCTGGAATCCTTGAGTGCCCTGAGCACCTTGGGCACCTTGCACTCCTTGAAACCCTTGAGTACCCTGGAAACCTTGAGCACCTTGTACGCCTTGAGCGCCCTGGACACCTTGGAATCCTTGGAAACCTTGAGCACCTTGTACGCCTTGAGCGCCCTGGACACCTTGGAATCCTTGGAAACCTTGAGCACCTTGTACACCTTGAAAACCTTGAGCGCCTTGTGCGCCTTGGAAACCTTGAGCACCTTGTACACCTTGAAAACCTTGAGCACCTTGAGCACCTTGAACTCCCTGGAATCCTTGTAAACCTTGTGCTCCCTGGGGGCCTACTTGTTGGGCAAATGATATAGTTGCCGTTGTTCCGTTTGCAATAGCGGTAACGCCAGTTCCCACAAAATTAATTGAAGTAAAAGTCGTACCAATTCCAACTCCTTCTTCTTTTACTTCAATGCCAGTAAGAGAAGTATCAATAATTGTCTGAATAGTTTCGATGCTATCAATATCTTGCCAATCAACTCCAGAAGTAGTGGATACTAATATCTGACCTGTTGTTCCTGGTTGATTGTCTTTATCATATAAGGAACCACGAACTCTTATATCTCCAGCAATATCTAAATCTGTAGTTGCATTGGTGGTTCCAATACCAACATCACCAATGATTTGTAATACAGTATCATTTTCGGTATAAGAAGTGATACCAATTTTAAGATTTTTTAATTTGTTGCTGAGATACTTTGCCATTGGTAGATATTAATTGAGAGTTTCTAGAATACTTGCAATAAATTTTAAATTTACATTATTACTGCCAGACAATACCAATCTATCACCACTTTCTAATACTAATTTTCCCGCAAGAAGATTTGCAGTGTCTTTTGCGGAAATTGGAAATTCTTTCAACATTTCAGTATCAGTCGCACTTCTGCGATGAATGAGAGTTACATCTTCAGAGGTTGCTCCAATATTTGCTACCTGGGCTAAAAGTACGACTCCAGTATAACCAACTGGTGCTGAATAAATGACTGTTGGTGAAGTATCGACGACTGCGGTAACTGTTTGGAATACATTAAGTGCTAATGCCATGGGTTTAATCTCCTCCTAATGCTAGAATAAATGGCGTCATTGTTGAGAAAAGACTCTTAGAATAGAATGTTCCAGAGATAGTCCCTGTTTGTTGATTGATCACAACACCATCACCAATTCTAAAATTACCTGATTGATCAGTTGAAGTAAATACGACTAACCCACCATTACGAGCTTCGGTCTCTTGCTGTTGAATTGGAATACCTCCGTTTTGTGGAAGTGCCGAGGCAATATTTGTTCCAGAGCCAATGTACTCAAGAGAATGTCCAGATGCTAAAACACGACTTTGCTTAAAGAATGGTACTGTGGAACCAAGACCAACGGCATAAGGGACATTATCAGTCAGTGTAATTGTACAAATACCAGCAGAAATTGGAGTAGAACTTTCAATTACATAATAAGTTGGGACAAGATTTGCAGTTCCAGTTGCGACATTAGTGCCAGAACTTGGAGAAGCGAAAGTAACTGTTGGAGCAGTAGTATATCCTCTCCCATTTGAAATCATTTCGACTTTAGTCACCGATCCATTCTTAACCTCTCCTACAGCAGTTGCTGGAATGCCCCAAGGTTCACTTGGGTTACCAAAAGTAATATCAACATTCTGAGTATATCCAGTTCCACCAGAACTTACAGTGACTCCACCAACTGTATGGTAGAGTGTGTCAAAATAGACTACTTGACCATCAAATGGTCTTGTTACATTAATATTTACAGTTCCACCAGAATTATAAGTATGTCGAAGAGTAGAAACGCCAACATAAACCTCAAAAGAAGTTGATGAAGGAACTCCTCGAACTTCAAAAATATATCCTTTATTGCCTGATGGATAAGTTACAATTCCTGGACCTGAAGGGCAGGTAAATGCGAGTCCAACAATTGAAACTCCCATTCCAACATTGAAGTTATGATTTTGGTTGACAGTAATCGTTGTTAATCCAGTCGTATTATCATAAAGTGCATTTGTAACATTAAGTGTTGGAACATTTAAGTCCAACACAAACTCAAAGTCATTTACTGATCCGGCACTTGTGACAATTCCAGTATATTTGAGAGGTCCCACTCCATCAGCAACTAATCCATAGTCCCCAAAAGATGAGTTGGAGTTTGTTAGGTCGCAAGCAGCACCCGAACCACAAAAGATCGCGGTTTCATTGCAGATGGTAAAGATCGAAACTAACTGCGCATAACCTTCATTAGTAATTGAAACACCAATACCACCTTGATTGTATTGAGTATAAGAGTCCACGACCATTGATTTTAGTGGCCCAATTGCTTTGGATCCATCAATCTTTAGTCCAATTGAGTTTGGAATAAAGTTAGTACAATTTTGAATGTAAGGTGACTGATTAAAATATCCTATTTCTTCTGGATTAAATGAGAATATTGATTTTCCATTGTTAAGAGTGCCGGTATAAGACATCTCTGAGATCCAGCACTAACTTTAATAATTGTTCCTGTTGTTGCTGTTGTGAGTGCTGCTCCGATTGTTCGTTTTGCGTCTCCAAGTTTTTTTCCTGTGTTGGTGTCGCTTCCATCTTGAGTAACATATAAAATATTTGTAACTGTTGCTCCAGCACCAAGTCTTACAATATCGGTGCCAATACCTGCGCGTTCTCTGCGAGCAAATAACTCTGCGTCATAAGTATTGAGTGCTAGTTCGCCAAGAGGAAGTTGAAATTCTGTTGGAACCTTTCCTGGAACTGAAGATCGTTTAATTCTTATATTTGGATCTGCCATTCAACCTCTTCATTGGTGGTAGAGACCATAGAAACTCTTATATAAGAGTTTTTATTATTTATGAAAAATCTCCTTCTACTTTTGAACCTCTTTTTGGTTTTCGTAACTTTTCAATTTCTTTATTTAATGTTTCAACCAAAACACTTAAACTTTCAACTTGAGTTTCCAATACAATATTTTTATTGAATAACTCAAATGCTTTTTGTTGATATTTTGCAAGAACTGCTTTCAAATCTTCATCAGACATAAAAAAAATACACCCAGTTTCCTGAGTGTATTTAGTGAAAATTTTGTGTTATAATATGCAATATGTATAAAAAAAATTATTATGTTGAATGATGAAAAATACATTCAGGAAAGGATAGAAATTGATATAGATACTGGATGTTGGAATTGGAAATTATCTCTAGGAAGTCATGGTTACGGTAATACAAAATATTGCGGTCAAAATAATAGATATGCTTGCGCTCATAGATTATCTTATTTTGTTTATAAAGGAGAAATTGGAGAATATCAAGTATTACATACTTGTGATAATAGAAAGTGTTGTAATCCAGAACACTTATATCTTGGAACACAAAAACAAAATGTTAAAGATATGTTAGACAGAAGAAGGAATAGAAATGGTGGAACTAAAGGTGAGGAAATAGGAACTGCAAAAGTTAATGAAAATCAAGTTAGAGAAATAAAAGTACGATTAAAAAATGGAGAAACTCCGTTTCAAATTGCAAAAGATTATCCTATAGGAAAAGATGCAATTTACCGAATAAAATGGAATCAATACTGGACACATGTTGAGATATAAAAAAAGAGGAGTATAACTCCTCTTTAAAATATCTTCAATTATACCTAAAACTGACCAGCATCAACCGTAATGTTCTCAAGGAATCTTTCTCCTCCAGTACAAGAAATAACCTGAGATGTTCCAGCACAATCAGTGACCCATAATGCACCAATTTCGATAGGAGCAAATGTAGTTACTGTAAGTTGTGGGGTATCGTTGTTGGAACCATTAGTATCAGAAGAAAGAATACTCGCAAACTTAAATCTT